GAACACTGCCGTGGCGTTACAGGAGACAATCTCCACGTCCTCGTCAACTGCCCAGACGGGCACGGTAACAACGACGAATGTCACCACTGCCGAGTCGGGAATCTTGACCCACAACAGTAACGACGGACACTGGCATTTAGATACAACGACAGAGACCACGACGGTGGCGACGGTCACCAACACCCTCGTAGATACAACAACCGTGGTGGCGCGGACAGGAACTGACTTTGTGTCCTGCTTCTACATAGACGGGATACAGAGCGGTTGCTCCACCCAGAGGTCATGGAACGACAACGAAACAACGGCCACCGCTGGTGATGCTTATACGCAAACCTCTACGACAACGGCGGTGTCGTCAGCGACCGTGAATACGGAGGAGGGTTGTTCTGAGGGCGGATGGAGAGGTATGGGGGATTGGTGCATGGTTCAATCGGCCAGCCGAAGCGACCGAGACAACGTGGGCTTCACGCTAACCGCATCGACTGCCATCCTCATCGACGCTGAAACCAACCTGACCGACGAAGGATGGGACGACCCGTCGCCCTACGGCGACCCGTACATCTGGCTTCGCTACGACACCGACTCCGGCGCAGGGATCGCCCTCGGGTCAATCATTGAGAAGGACGACGACGGAGGGGCCGATTGTGTTGGCTCTGCGTGTTGGAATATCCCCAGTGGGGCCACCGACCCGGACGAAACCCCGACCATCACCTATTGCAGCAGCGGTGGAGCCTGCTCGGATGGTGTTCCAGTGATCGACAACGTGAGCGATTCTTGGGATAGCCGCATCGACCGGACCCTCGTCGCCGGTCAGTACGTCGTACAGGGAGGGGCTTACGACGAGGACACTGGTGGTTGGTACAGGCTGACCATTAGAGAGGACGACTGATGAAGGTCTGGATCGACCAAGACTTGTGTACTGGGGATGGTCTTTGTGCTGAGATTTGTCCTGACATCTTTGAGATGCACGATGATGGGTTGGCCTATGTCAAGGAAGTTGAGTGGCCTACCATGTACGGACCTGATGGAGCAGCCAAGGGTGAACCCGTCTACAAGATGGCTACGGGTTTGGCAGATGTCCCTGAGGGGCTTTTAGAGGATGTCATTGAGTCTGCTGACGAATGCCCCGGTGAGTGCATCTACATTGAGGTAGAATAGGGGGGGACAAGGAGAAGCGATGACTGTTTTAGTACATGAAACATTTGAAGAAGGGTGGGAGAAGGCGTGGAAGGGGAAGATCAAGAACGCCTATGTGAGCGGCGACGCTCTACGGCTGATGTTCCGAAACGGCGATCACTACGGTTGCGCCCTCTATCAAGAGGTAACACCCTGTCGCCATGTGAAGGTGTCCTACATGGTCAGGGCGCTTGGCAACTGGAACTCCCACAGTACGGGAAAGACGCTGGGATTTGCCGACCTACGCTACAAGAACAAGAGGGGCCAGTCCTACGGGCACGGCAACAGGCAGCCCAACCCTGATGGTTTCTCGTTCCGCACATGGTTCGGCAAGTCCAAGGATGGATTCATGCCCATCGGCATGTACTTCTACCATCTGGGACAGGGTCCACGGTGGGGCGATTCGGTCAAGGTCGGACAACTCAAGATTGGCGGCAATGCCGTTCTCTTTGAGTGCGAAGCCGACTTCGATGAAGGCTTTATCCGTGCTCGGGTGGATGGAGGCGAGTGGGTTCGCCACAACCTCGTAGTCACCGACAAGACGGCTGTCACATGGGCATGGTTGGACGCTTACTACGGCGGACCAGCCGTGGCTCCTGAGAACATGGCGTGGGACGTTTCTGACTACAAGTTGGAGAACCTCGGCGTCGACATCGCTGATCCGGGTATTGACTGGGACGCTATCGCCCGAATGATTGCTGAGAAGGAAGCGGCTGCCAAGGAAACCGAGGAATCTGAAACTATTGTCGTTACGATTCCCTCCGTATCAGATAGGTTGAGGGAACTGGCTGATGAGTTAGAGGGCACCTGATACACTAGAAAGGTATCCATCAGTACAGGTCAAGGAGCACCAGTGGACGTAGACAACATTCAACTCAACCCCCAGACCGTCATCAACGAACTTCAGAGCCGTTTAAATGCCATGCAGGGCGAGAACGTCGTGCTGGCAGCGATGGTAACTGAACTTCGGTCCCTTCTGGTGGGGTTACAGAACGAGGAGCCTACCGAGGATGCCGAGGAATAAAGGGGGCCTAGGTCCCAACTGGCAGGGCTTTGACAGTTACCTGACTGAGGAGTTCAAGTCCTCAGTTTCTACGGCTGGACCTCTTGACCCGGAGCATTTCGATGCTCGTGACGAGCCCACGACAGCCGACAGACGACAGGCTGGATCTGCTACCTACTCGTTCTCCATTGAGCAGGAGAAGGAGCGACAGGAACTCGGCCCTGAAGACGAGCAACCAACTGGGTATATAGAACCACAGATAAACGGGGTTGACTTCAACAGTACTCGTGTAGAGTGGTACCGCTATGTTCCCAACGATCCCAACAACGCCACTATGGGGCTGGGCACGATTTTCATGCGCTTTATCAAGCGGGGGGACCAGTACCGTTATGACAGCGTACCCTTCGATGTGTACGCCGCTATGACAGGTGCAGGGGTGTCTAGGGGAAAGTTTGTCAACAGTACGTTGAATCACTACCCTTACACCAAGATAGGTAAGGATGATGAGACCGGTCTGTTCTTTAACTGATGTACTGGATCACCATGACAACCTTGTTCTTAGGTGGTATTGTACTGCTGTTGTGGTGGTATGACCTATATAAGTAGGGTCACAGGGTACTCCCCTCTGGTTCTGGGGGTTTTGTTACTCCCTGCACTTCCCTTCATGCGGGGGTGGTGGCTCCTCGGCGCTGGTGTGGCTGGTATGATCTGTTGGTGGCTAGTATTGAGAAACACACTGGACTTAGTACAAGGGGTGGGGCCTGTGTACTGGTTGACACGCCAGACGACCGTAAAGAAGATCGGGATACAGAGTTCCTTTATGAGGGAAACCGACTACCCGTGGAGGAATGGTCGTGGGATTCAGGCTGTGGTCCCCTACCGAACCTTTCAGGTTGGGGTTTGCAAACCTTCTGAGCACTACACAAGCGAGGAGGGCCTACTCCACTCGTTGGTTGGCAGGAGTCTTCCCAGCAAACCAGAGGAGATTAGAGAATGGCACTGAAGTTTTGGGGTGACAGTAAGACCCATGCCGTTGCGACCTTTGATCGGCCTTCTCGTGTTACCAAGATGAGCACGTCGGAACTGGGGGACTGGATGGACCTAGAGATCATGCACCTTGGTGAGGCGTTTGATAGTTGGCGTCGCCACGCCTATGGTGGTGACGATGTTACCGCCCGAGTAGAGATGCTTGCCGCTATGTGGGATGAACTTGTGGAGCGGGGCGAATGAGTGTCGCTACCGATACTGAGGACGATACTGAGGAACGGGCAGGCTTTGATGATGTTGCCGAGTTGGACCTTGACAGCGAACTGGATGAAGCGTCTACGGAGTTTGTCGATGAGTTGGTTAAGAAGTTAGTACTGTTCACAGAGGAGTTCTGTGGTGTAGAGTTCTTCCCTTATCAGATTCCCATAGCCTATAGGTTTATTGAGTCTGTTGTTGTAGGAGACGGTGAAGAACTGACCCTCATAGCCACCCGCCAGAGTGGTAAGTCAGAGGTGTTGTCCAACGTCATTGCTTCCATGATGGTTATCCTTCCCAAACTGTCCAAGATTTACCCCGTGTGGCTGTCCAAGTTCAGCAAGGGGTTCTGGTGCGGGGTGTTTGCTCCCACTGAAGATCAGGCTGACACCGTGTTTAGTCGTATTGTTTCCCGGCTAACCAGTGATCATGCTTTGGAGTTCCTGCTTGACCCGGAGATTGACGACAAGGCTTCGTCAGGTGGAGCACGCGGTAAGGGAAAGATTGTCTCGCTGAAGAACTCTGGGTCACTCTGTCGGATGCAGACTTGTAACCCCAAGGCCAAGATTGAGTCGAAGACGTACCACTTCGCTGTTGTGGATGAGGCGCAGGGAGCCGACGAGTTTGTGATTGCCAAGTCCATCAAGCCCATGTTGGCGTTCAACAACGGCACCATCGCTCTAACTGGTACTGCTACCCGTACCAAGTCGTACTTCTACAGGATGATTCAGTTTAATAAACGTCGGGACATCAACAGGAAGCGTGGGCAGCGCACGTCTCACTTTGAGTATGACTGGACCGTAGCGGCTAAGTACAACGTCAACTACGGCAAGTTCATTAGAAAGGAGAAGGTTCGTATTGGGGAGGACTCAGACGAGTTCCGCATGTCCTACCTCAACCACTGGATGCTTGAGAAGGGGATGTTCGTCACTGAGGAGCGTCTGGATCGTCTGTATGACACCTCAATGCAACTGGTTCCAGAGTGGTGGCGTACTCCCATTGTCATTGGCATCGACGTGGCTAGGTCCAACGATTCCACAGTCGCCACGGCTGTGTGGGTTGACTGGGACCACCCCGATGGGCTGGGGTTCTTTGAGCATCGGGTCCTGAACTGGCTGGAAATACATGATACGGACTGGGAGTCTCAGTACTTTAAGATCGTGGACTTCGTGCGTAACTATGACGTTCTGCGTGTAGGTATTGACGCCCAAGGTGTGGGAGGAGCGGTAGCCGAGCGTCTGGCCCTGCTTCTGCCAGACATCGAAGTGCTGGGGCTTTCCTCAGATGCAAAGGCACAGAATGAGCGATGGGTCCACCTAACCGAGTTGATTCAGCGAGACCAACTGGTCATTCCGGGCCACTCAAAGGCCAAGAGGACCCGTCGTTGGAAGAAGTTTAACCAGCAGATGGTGGACTTAGAACGGATCAACAGAGGACCATACCTGCTTGCTGAAGCCCCTGAGGAACGAGGGGCCTTTGATGACTACCCCGACAGCCTAGCCTTGGCCTGCTGCCTCACAGTACACGATGTTATGCCAACTGTGTCGGTAGCAGAGAATCCATTCTTCGTTTAGTGGTATTATAGAGGTCAGGTACCTACCCGTATTCCCCGGAGGATTTCATGGCTAATGTAGCAAACCCAACAGTCGCTCCCGCAGCGCAGTTCCCTGAACGTGGACCCGAGGTCGGTAGCCACGGGTTTGAACGTGTTATGGGACCCGACATTCCGAACCAGCGTGGACCCCTGCGGTTTGAAGAGGGTGTCGCTACCGATACTGACGTGCCCAACGACTTCGCCATCGGCTCTCAGGTGGACGTTTCCTCGGCCCCCGGTCGTGCTAACCACAACAACCCGGCGATGTTCTACAAGCCCGCCGAGCAGACGATGGCAGAACGTGCCCACGTCGGCTCTGCCTCATGGATTGAGGCCCCGTCGGTCCTTGGAGAGTTCGTTCAGGGCGTCGTGGCCGGAGATGGAATGCCCAAGTTTGAGCGTTCCTTCAACTCTGGCGCACACATGAATCGACCGAGCGCAGTTCGCGTCAACGACTGATCCTCTCTGACACCGGGGAGGTAGATCATGGTCTGGAGGGACGACGAGTATCCTCTGATGGCCGAGGATCTCCCCAAAAAGAGTCTTAAGAAAGCACGGGACTCCATGCGAGAGTATGGGGCGACTGTGACGGATCGCGTAGACTCTTCGATTGCAACCGCAGCGGCGGCTAAACTAAAGACTAGCAGTACGCCCGGTACAAGGCTCAAGGCTGCTCGCCGGGAGATGGCCCTCAAAGACATAGCCCCGGCTGTCAAGGACATCCCGTGGTCGGTTGAGCGGATGGCTAATCGCAAGATGGACTTGATCAAGTCCGGTGCTGAACGCTCTCGGGAAGCGGGTACGACCCTACAAGGGGCTGGCTGGTACTTTGAGCACCACAGAGATGTCCGTGATGCAGCCCCCGGAACAGACATGGACGTGGCGTCTGCGGCTTCAGCAGGACTGAGTCCCTTATCTCACCCCAAAAAAGATGAGATTCCCGCCCTTAGGAGTATTCATTCTGCGTTAGGTTCTGAGCAGTTAGAAGTACAGGTCAAGGCTGAGTTTGAACCCGAGACCTATGACCGAGCAGGCACTACCCCCGGACAGCGGTTAACCGTGGCTGACGCCACTACTGACCAGTTGGCTACAACTAACATTGGTGGCAGCACCGTTCAGAATATGGGAAGGGCAATAGGAGCCCTTCGTGGTGAGGTACCTCCCGACGAAGTTAACCGTCGTGGCAAAGCAAAGTCGTACCAGTTGAGTATTAGAGATGCTCCACCTGATACGCCTGAACACTTGGATTATATGGGGGTCGCCCATCACTTAGTTCACGGTGACCCCAACCAAGGCATGTTGATGTTTGACAAGGCTGAACCGGGGGGTTATCCACGAGAATCCATGATGTCACCTGACAGAACTACTGCTGAAGATACGTGGATGCAAGGCATTAGCACTGGTCAGCGCATGGCATATACGGGTAAGCAAGGAAGGCTGCGTTCGCCCGCCAAGAGAATAGTGGACAAGGGCTCCCCTATGGACCCTTCAAAACTGTACAAGGGAGACCTAGGTATTACTAAGAAGGACATTGGTACGGTGGGGAACATTATTGAGGATGATGTGATCCATGCCGTTCAGAACATGGCTACCAGACGTGCCGCCGCCAAGATGGGGCCTATTTCGTTCAACCAGTTTGGAGAGAACATCGCTATGCCAGCGGTGATGGCTCAGGAAGTGTCTTGGACTGAGGCCCGAGAACAGGCTGGTGAGGGATGACCGAAGCATGGGGACTTGTCACGGCGGCACTGGTCACCGGTACCTTTGGTGTACTGGGAGTACTTCTACGTAGCCTCCGTAGTGAGAACAGGCGGGACCACGCCGTGGTAGCCAACAAACTCACCGGCCTATCCCGTGCTCTTGAGGCAATCAAGGGCTCTGTGGATAAGAATGGCGAGATCCTGACCGACCACTTGGAGTGGCATAAGACCCCCAAGCGGCAAACACGACAGAAGAAGTCATCTGCTAAGAAGTGAAGTGCTCACATGACGGTGTCGTGTCGTGTAACATGAGTAGGAGCAGAAGGAGTACTTGCTTTGATGGACGCACAGCCCGTAACTCTGGTGGAAGCCTTGGAAACCCCTCTTCGGAGTCCCCGCCCCCGTGACTGCCTGTTTGCCCGTGTCAGTGACGGGCTGGAGAATGAAGAGCAGGTAGCCCTGACTAAGGCGTTGGATAAGATCCGGTCTGACCTCAACAACGGACAGCGTAAGGTCTATTCCACAGCATGGCTGGCGACGGTGCTCACCAGTCAGGGATACAGCATCTCGGCAGCAACGATTCAGCGGCATCTGCGGGAGTCCTGCGGTTGCTACGCCTCTGGTGAGGTCAAGTGAGTACGGCCAGCGAACTCTCCAAACGCTTGGGCAAGGCACCACCTAGGCAGGCCCTAGGCAAACTGGCTGACCTGCTGGACCGCCACAACATAGACCTAGAGGAAATCGGTGACATCAAGAAGGTGTCCCTTTATCAGTCTTTGACTAAGGACGCAGATGGTGAAGCACAGATTCACGACTTGGTTGGTATCCAGATTTCTCCGTCGTGGGAAACAGGACCGGAGTGGCCCGTCATACAACCCGGACCCACAATCACACTTCCCAAGGGTGTTACCCCCAAGAAGAAGAAGACGGAGTTAAAGACCTGTGTAGTTCTCCCCGACATGCAGATCGGGTACTTCCGAAACAAGGCGGGGGAACTGGAGGGGACTCACGACGAGGAGGCCATAGCGTTGGCTGTGGCGATGGTCTCCGACATCAAGCCCGAGTTGCTGGTGCTGGTTGGTGACAATCTGGATCTTCCAGAGTTGGGTAAGTACCGTCTGTCTCCAGCCTTCCAGCAGACCACCCAAGCATCGGTGGACCGGGCGACCGAGATATGTGCAGCCTTGCGTGCTGCCGCCCCCGGAGCAGAGATCAAATGGTTGGCGGGCAACCACGAGGAGAGGCTGACCAACTTCATGTTGGACAACGCTGCCGCAGCCTTCGGTATCCGTGTCGGCGCTCGCCCCGAAAGTTGGCCGGTGCTAAGTGTTCCCAGTCTGTGCAGGCTGGATGACTTCGACATTGAGTACCTTGCTGGCTACCCCGCTTCATGTGTGTGGATCAATGAGCACATCAAGGTCATCCACGGCGACATAGTTAGGTCTAATGGCAGTACCGCCCATGCCTACCTGAACCGTGAGAAGGTATCGGTACTCTACGGACATATCCATCGTCGTGAGTGGGCAGAGATGACTCGGGAAGACTATGACGGT